GCCTCCTCCAAGATATCATCTTCCTCCTTGGTCCAAATATCACCACGGGCTGCTCTGGCAGCGCCATGATGCGGGATTTGAATTTGGGGTAGTCGATGGCTTGGACCATAGCCCCCATCAGAAACATAACCTTGTCTCTTGGAACCTTCATCCGGTAACGGTAATCGGCGGCGTCGGAAACTTCGATCTCGTAATCAAGGGGCGGCTCGTCCCACTCGTTGAATATAATTGGTGCTATGCCCTCAAGATCGGCTCGCCGTCTGGCTTTGATGGTGAGCAGGTCTTTTTCCTTATCCTCAGGATACTGGATAATGTTGAAGAACCCATGTTGGGTGACGAGCCACATTACTTGTCTCCTTCCGGTGGGCCAAAGATCGGGGTGCTTTGGATGCCCCAACCGGGCTTGCCCAGCACATCGGTAATGCCTTCCTCGACCTTGAAGCCAATCAGCTTGCGCTCGACAAAGGAAACCTTGGCCAGTAGGTCAGGCAAGGTTAAGCTAGTGGAGGTTGTTTCGCCTTCAGCATCGGTGCCAAGCACAAGGCCAATACCGGCAATGGGAAAAGGGTGGCCTTCGACATTGAAATAATATCGCTGGTCTTTCAGCAATCCCTCATCATCGACAAAGATGACATTGTGGTCGTCGATATAGACCAAGGTGAAGGGGCTGCCTTCACACTCGATCAGCTTGTAGATTTCCTTATAGTCCGACACATCATGCAAGACCGGCACAATATCCCTAGACTTTGGACGGATTAGATAACCGTGGGCCAGCTTGGTAACGCTGGTAGGGTTCTTGGCTTTATTCATGATGGCTCCGTAACGGGTGAGAGGCATTTTTTGTCTCCGCGCGTAATAGAAAAAGGCGGAGCATTGGCGCTCCGCCATAGCCTTAAGCAACGCGCCGTATTCGGGGCCTTGCAGCAGCCTGCCGTCGCTTGGAAACCAGCTGGAGTTCACAACCGATGGCAAGCGCCACAGCATTCAAGGTGGCAAACTGTGGCCGCTTGGTATCGCCGTGGAACCAGTTACGCAGGGTGCCAACGGTAACGTCGCTTTCCTCATGGATTTCGCTGTATTTCATCTTGCTGTCGCTAACAGCTGTCCGCAGCTTATCGATGATCGGGTCTTTATCGATAAAGCGGTATGTCCGGTAAACCGGAGCCTTCCATTCGCGTTTAGCCATAGGTGGGGACTTTCTCTCTGTGGATTTGGTAAATGCCCTTATGGGGGCTAGCCGTAAACACGCCAGCTTTCATTAACTTGCTGTAGACGTAGGCATCAGAGCCTCTGGCGTAGCCGTGGGCGACCAATGTCTTAACAATCTCTTCCCGGGAGATAATCTTTATCTCCGGCTTATTGGCGATCAGTTCATTGATGATCCGGTCGCTTGTCTTTTCTGATTTGTTCCTCTTGAACTTGGGAACACGCTTGGCCTTCTTCACTTTCGGTGCATGAAAGCCATTGGTTTGCCCGACGCTAACGACATCGGGAACACTATCATCCACCGGAATGACGACCGGGGGCTCAAGCGCGATAGCCTTAAGGGCGCGCAAGGCGTCCCCCAAGTCTTTGTCTTTAGTGACGAAACGGACTTCAAACATTGTATTCTCCTCGTTGGGTTAACCCTTTTGCCCCCGACATCTTTCATAATGCCGGGGGCTAAGGATGGTGCTCAGGTGATGAGCCCAAGCACCGCACGGAGCCAGATCAGCAAACGCTACGCTTGATCCTTTCCACCGTATCGTGGACTTCATCGACCGCCCCGGAAGTGCTGGACACGATCTCATTGACATCGCTCAGCATGTCTCCAAGTCGGTCGCGGCCATTGCCCTGGCTGACAACCTTATGCAGGCTCTCGGCCAAGACTTCGGCATCGCTCGGCTTCTTATTGTCCTTATTGAGCAGGGCCAGATGGTTCTTCATGGTCTGGGCGGAGATAACCAAGTCACGATCAACAAGGGTTGTCGCACCCCGGCCAACCATGCCCAGCTTGGCTCGTTCGACGCATTCCCGGATAGAGGCCGGGATTTGTCCAGCGAGTTCCTTACCGGCCCCAGAGAGGTCGGCATCGGCTGGGAGCAAGTCCCCAGCATACATTCTGAGCAAGCCCTTGACGGCTTCTGCACTCGGCGCTCTGAGCGAAATGACCGCATCGAGGCGGCCAGGACGCAAGATCACCGGGTTCAGTCTGTCGGCAAAGTTAGTGGTCAGAATGGTCATGATCTGCACCGACTTGCTCACAACCCCATCGATGATGTTGATAAGGTCGTTAGCTTCTTCATCGCGTTCACTTGCAATTCGATCAATGTCCTCGGCAAACACGACCGCCGGGGCAAACATCTTAGCGAACTCAAGTGCAACACGAAGTCCCTGTACCCTGTCAAGCAAAATGAACGTCCAACCGTTTTGGAGGCACACATTTGCCGTCATACGGGCTGTGAGGGACTTACCCGTGCCATAGGGACCTTCCAACAAGATGCCGCGCTTAAGCGGAATCTTCAGTTTGCGGCAAGTAGCGGTGTATTTGACCGGCACCAAGATGTTGGTGTTGATCTGCTCCTGGATATCCGCATCGAAGATCAGGCTGCTTTCCGACGTATCGGAAACATCCAGAAATTCCGGCGGGTTAGCGATATCCAGTTCGTCGTTGCAGCCCATGACAAGGCGAATAGCCTTGCCACGGTAGATGCTTTCCTCTCTGACGATCTTGCGGGCCAGATTAGCCAGTTCCAGCAGGATATGCCGGTCCTTTTTCTTGACTACGCAATGGACCACAAAGGCCGGGGTACGCCCCTTGCCATGAGGGCCAATCAACGTTTGCACCAACTCATCGATGCCGGGGAGACGAAAGCCACCAAGCGGGCATTGCACCACATCGTCCAGTCCCGGCCCGGTTCTCACCGAAAGGAACTGCGGCGGTTTTGGACCAAAGAAGGTCGGGGTGGAAACAGGAGAGGCCCAACCATAGAGTTGAGCCATTGCCTTGACGAAAGCCACGGCGGCATCAAGGGCGTAGCCCTCGATGATCTCATGGATTTCGTAAGGCTGGCTCTCGTCCTTGATCTTCCGCTGGAGGGCCTCGACAGCCTTCTCCATTGGCATCTTGGCAGGATCACCGGGGAGGGTAATGGCTCTACCCTGATGCTCGATACCGACATCGAGCTTATCCCAATTAACCTTTTTGGCCTTCTCGGTAATTTCAACTTCCTTGGCGAGATCGGACATAACTTTCTCCGTGCTAGGGTTAACCGTGTATTCCGAACGAACACACGCCTTTGCGGCAATAGGTCAACCCTACTGCCGCAAAAGCTTATGTTAGTGCAGAAGGCCGTGGTGAACCGGATGATGCCCATCGTCCAGCGATAACGGGTTGACCCGCTTGGCCGGAGGGGTGTCTTTCTCATATTCCCGGGTTTGCCGAACCATCTGCGGTTGCAGATAGGGGTCGGGCTTCTCTCCGGTGATGGATTCGTAGATTTCCATAGCCCGCAATAGGCTGTGGGGGCCAAAGTCGATGCTGACGGCGTGCTCATTCTCAGGGTGAGCAGGGCACGTTGCCAGCTTAGTAGAGGCAGCGATCACACAAGCCCCAAAGAGCAGGGTTTGTTTGTTCACGGCATTTTCGATGGCGAGTTCAACCCCGCTCTTTTCGTCATTGCCTTTGCCGTAGCCATTACCGAGAATGGTTGCCACAACAGAAGCGGCGCTAATCCCAGCAGCGGCAGCGACACAGGTGGCCTCAGCAGCATTGGGGGTAGCGGTGACGGCTTGCTCGGTAAGCTGGAGCACAGCCTGCGCCAGTTCTTGGGCAATATCTGGTCGTTGAAACATAGTCATCTCCGTGCTTGGATTAACCTGAACCGGGATTAGTTCAGGGTCTTGTTGCCCGGTGTGGGCCTTTTCCCGAGGAAGTCCTTGAGTGGTGTCTCGGCCTCCTCAGCGTAGCGATGGATGGCTTCAACCATTCCAGGGTTAAAGTATTGATCCGGCTTTTCTCCGGTGATCTGTTCATACCACTCGAAGGCAGTAATCAGTTCTTTGGGGCCGAGAGACATCATCACCTTGCTGATGCCGCCATCGTCGTGGGCAGCGCTACCGTTTGCTTTAGCGGCGGCAGAGAACAGTAAACCAGCCATGAGCAGCGATTGGTTGCTCACGGCATCGGCGGGATTGTCGCTGACCTGCTTACCAATCAGGGCAGCCACAAAATCCAGCGACCCGCTGGCGGCCAGCAACCCAAGGAAGAGGGCATCGCTGGGGTTTCCGGTGTGGTTCTGCATCACCAGCATCTGGGTCTGTGTGCTGATGGCCTGAACCGTTGCGGAGCTTAAGGCGCGAGGTACGTCTGTGGCCATTTATCATCTCCGTGGGTTTGAGTGGCGGGGTGTGGTCGGCGGTCTCTCTACTCTCCCCCCCCTCGAAGAGGGAGGGGGGAGAGAGTAGAGGTCTTGGGTCTATATTCTGCGGGCTATTTTTTCTCCGTTAACTGCTCATTACTGAGCTTGAATAGTCTGTACTTCGTCACCGCGTAGCGGGTGCCGGCATTAGATAGTCGCGGCTGCTCTGCGGCGTGTTGAGCGCGAAGGTACTCTGTGTCGGCCCTCTTGAACGATTTGACTGCCTTCTGAAGGCCAGCAAGAGCCGCCTTTAATCGCTCGATTTCATCGACCGGACTCATGTTTCCAGCGATGCC